AAGAGCTAAAACGATATATTACTGAGATGAAAGATGTAGTAGTATATTATCGAAAAGTTACAATGCCGCCTTCAGAAGTAAAGAAGGCAAATAAAGAAGAGGAGAGTAAAAGACCCTCTATAGGTATATTCCCCAGAGATAAAACAAAGGAATAAATGAAACACCAGATAAAATGGCTTAAAGTATGTGCCCTTTTATTAGCAATCATGTTGATTGTACATATGCTAGAAATAGCGTATGATATTATATATCATTCACTTGATATTACAACATTATTTGATAAACGCTAATAAATAAAACCAACATTAGTCGCAGATAGTTTATTGCGACACGAATCAGTAGATAGTTTATCACTGATAAGGAGAATTAATATGAAGTACTTACTAATAAGTATTCTCACTATACTTATAACAAGCTGTGCATCAGTAGGTGCAGTTATAGACAGTACCAAGTCTGTGGCTACAGGAGTACTAGATATGACTGTAGGAACCGCATCTAGAGTTGTTGGAGCCGTTGCAGAAGATGTAGCAGATACAACAGCATTTGTTGCAGATACTACAGCTGGCACAATTAAAGCAGCAGCAGATAAGGTAGATGAAGAAACAGACCAATTACAGGATAAAGAAAGCCCAAAAGAGAAGTAGCCCCTCTAAGTCAGAAAGAGGAATCTGCTAAGTCAAAGGCATTAATAGAGATAGAAGTAGAAAGTAAGTCGGAAATGGCTAATCTTTCTGCTTTTATCAAACATTATTGTGGTGGCGATATTATTAAGTGTGAATTAAAAATCATATTTAAAGACTGACCTCGATAATATATCGTGTCTACTACATTAAAGGAGAAATAGATGGCTGATACAACACAGACATATAAAATAGAAATTACAGTCGAGGCAGATCCTGTCGCTGACGGGCACCCTCGCGACTGGATTGATGAAGCCATGAAAGAAGGGCATTTCAAGTATAAAACACTAACAATCTATGGAACGGATATAACCCCCCTAGATAAAGAAGACCCTGTCCATAAATGGATTAAGGACTTCAAATGACCCCAATAAGAAACAACTTAAAAGTAGTTTTATTAGGGTTGAAAAAACAACTTGAGGTTACAAAAAACCCAAGTGAGATTTCTCGCCTAGACGCAGAAATCACGGAGTTGCAGAAGTTACTTACTTTTGGGACTAGAACGGAGAAAAAATGGAGCAAGTAAAAAAATATGTAGCTTGGGCAAAGGACAGAGTTTCTGAGAGAACATCTTGGGACGGAGCAGTCATATGCGCAGTATGTTTACTGGTCATATGCACAGGAGGATTAGCTAAATTAGTAGCTTGGGTAGGTTTAGCTTATGGAGCATGGACCTGTTATAAAGCGGAGTAGCTAAATGGCACAACCAAGTGAATCATTTCAAGGCGACATGAGTCGTAATGAAGTTGAGATAGACCTTAATAAGTTTATGGCAATGGTTTCTGAGATTGGAGCATTAAAAGCTACAATCATGGAACTGGAGAATGAGAAAGAACCCGATAATCCTTGGCAAAAGGTAATATGGTTTTCTCAAATGATAGACGCATGGCGTCTCTTCCCTAGAGCCTTTTTAAGTATTTATATGGTATTACTATATAAGTGTACAATCTGGTTTATGGCACTACCTGAACCCTCATTCGAGCAGTCAGGGCTAATATCTATAGTAGTAGGAGCAGGCGCAGCTTGGTTCGGACTATATGCTGGAACAGCAAAAGATAAAATCAATAGTAAATAAAACATGTCAAATATAACAACACCTATTAACCTAGGTGTTGTTCCCACCTTCCCTCAAAATACTTCTTGACTTATAAACTTAAATTTAGTATAATACTACTATGAATATATTTATCTTAGATAATTACAAAAATAGTGGAGCATAAGACCGTGAGAGTTGTATTACAAGATGAACCAATAACAATAACAGTATGCTTTCCAGAGACCCATACACAGTTACAAATTGATATGTGGCTAGCAAGGTATTGGAAACACAATGGGAGACTAAATTGAGCAAAATAGATGACTACGCAAAGTTCGTAGACACAACAACAAGTCTAGAATCTAAAAAGTTTCTAGCATTTATCGACAGCACTTCTAAATTAGAAACTTGCGATAATATAAACGTGGCAAGAGCCTTAACCTCCGCTATCGGAATGTTAGCAGAGAGTGGCGAATACACAGAGATACTAAAGAAAATGGTATTTCAAGGAAAAGAATTTAATGAGGGCGAACGCTTTCATATGAAAAGAGAACTCGGTGACATACTATGGTACTGGGTACAAGGTTGTTTAGCACTAGGCTATACACCAGATGAAGTGATGGACGAAAACATCACAAAGTTAGAAGCAAGATACCCCAACGGCTTTGAAGTAGCGAGGTCTGAACACAGACAAGTAGGGGATATATAATGGAGTGGGTACACGAACTATTTTTATTACCAATAACTTTTGGACAGTATATACTCAGTACTATACTATGGTACTTCATATTCAGTTTTATTATTCAATCTGATAGGTATTACGATACTAGAGATTGGTTAGAAGAAAAATACGCAGACTATAAGGAAAATAAAAATGCCCGAAATTAAATATAAATTTCACGAAGACCATGTCCTTAAGATGGTGAAAGCCTATATAGATGAGACATATGTTGAACACTATAGCAAAGGAAAGATACAGAGTACAGAAGTGATATTTGATGCAGAGCATGGAGAAGGCTTCTGCATAGGAAACATACTTAAGTATGCACAGAGATATGGAAGGAAGGACGGCAAAAACGATCTTGACCTCTATAAGATACTTCATTATACAATAATGTTACTCGGTATGAAAGAAGAAAAAGAAGTAAGAGACTTTAGAGAGTATGAAATCCAAATGTCAATGGATATGGATTAATGGCAAAAAGAGGGATTAGAGCAAAAAGTTACGAAGATTTAAGTGAAGTAAATATCAAAAGAGTACTTATAGCACTTGAAGAAGGAGCTACCAAAAAGGTAGCGTGTGAGATGTTACGTATTAGTTATAATACGACACGATTAAACAACATCATAGAAGAATTTGAAGTTGAACAAGCCAGAATAGCCGATCGAAAGGCAAGAAACAAAGGAAAAATGGCACAACAACATGAAATTCAGAGAGCAATAACTGATTATATAGAAGGAGATAATATAACAGATATTGCAAAAAATTTGTATAGGTCAGCCGCCTTTGTAAAAGGAATTATAAACAGAGTAGGAGTACCTAGACGCCCTGTAGGAGACGAAAAAGCATCAGAGGTAATGTTACCAGATGCTTGTATTAAGGAGGAGTTCTATGAAGGAGAAATCGCATGGAGCTCTCAATATCATATGCCTTGTATTGTAGGTAAAGAGTACACAAAAGAGTATCAAGATAGTAAGCCTGGCTTAAACTATGTTGATTATGAGCATAAATATGGCTCTAAGCTGTATTCTATATACTGCTATAACTTATACGCATATGATGAATCAATCAAAACTCTAAGCTGGTGGAACGGAAGAAAGAAGCTTGGCTTCTCCGCACATCAATTAGCTTATAGTTTAGGAAGTCTTGAACACTTACAACAATATGGAGTAATGTTCGAGTAATGAGGAAAACAAATGGAACTACTATATTTTTACGGCGTATTTGCCGTATCAGGAGCGATTACAACTTTAATAACAGTCTGGTACCCCGCTTATCAAATAGCAAAGTACATGGAACCAAACAACTTAATAGTTGTAAATAGAACACTATACTATGGTCTTTGTTTTGCTTTTTCAATAGTAATGGCACCAGCATTGATTATAATAATATTAAACACAGAAGCGTTTACAAAAGCATTTGTACTCGCTGTATTAGGAAGAGAAAAATGAAACAAGATTTAAAAGATGCCTTGACTTTAAAGTATCAAGGAGACGTAGCCTCAGCAAAAGCAAACATAAAAGTATACCTTAATAATCCTGTAGGTATCGGAGAACACCCCGATATTATTTCAGCTATTGACGAACAGCTACAGCTTGCTGCAGCCGCTGATGAAAAGTTAAACTTTTTAACTAATGAGATTGGTTGGTAACCATATACCACATGAAAATATTAATTGGGTGTGAATTTAGTGGAACTGTAAGAGATTGCTTTATTGCAATGGGACACGACGCAGTTTCGTGTGACCTTTTACCAACCGAGGCTCAAGGACCTCATATCATGGACGACGTAATAGATGTCCTATATGGGGGAAGTTGGGATTTTACGATACTTCACCCCCCTTGTACTTACTTGGCGTCCTCTGGACTGCACTGGAATAATAAAATAGAAGGACGGGCAAAGAAAACAGAAAAGTCCCTTCAATTTATAACGGATCTATGGAATGCCCCCGTGGAAAAGCTGTGTATCGAAAACCCCGTGGGTTGTATAAATACACGCTTACCATTTATGCCGAAGCCACAGTATGTACAACCCTATGATTTTGGGGAAGACGCCTCTAAAAAGACAGGACTATGGACACGAGGCTTACCCCTCCTAGAAGCTACAGGATATGTTGAACCTCGTGTTGTAGATGGGAAGCCTAGATGGGCGAACCAAGGCGATAAAGGTCAGTCGATGCTTGGTGGAGGGTCAGGACATGAGAGATCCATCACTTATTTCGGCATTGCGGCAGCTATGGCGCTTCAATGGTCATAACCATAACCACATGAAAAATAATTCTTGACTAATGGTTTAATTTTTAGTATAATATAAATATGGAAAATGATACTGACGATAAACACGGTACCCCGTCCAACTCATATGAGATTGAGATACGAGACCTAAATCGTAGAATATATGGACTGTATCAAAAAGTAGAGAAATTAATGGAGGAGAACCATGAACTGTCCAAATTGCAGCAGTCTCAATATAAATCAGAGAGCTGATATAATACAATACGATATTATGGAATTAAGATCCATAGCCGTAGTAGTACCTGTAATGACCTGCAAAGATTGCGGAGATAAATGGACAGACGATAGAGCAGAAGACGCAAAATGGAGAGCTTCCCACTAATTAGTTCTTGACTTTTTTACTTATATCCTTCATAATAACATTATGGGAGATAGATTTTATCAACAACAACTCGAAGCAACAGGGTCTTACCCAGGCTTTCGAGGTACAAAACGGAGACGAAAAATGGCTTGGACAGACGAATCAAAAGCGCAAGCAATAGAACTATACACCGAACAAACACCTACTCCAGAAACGAGTATGGAAATTGTTAAAGACATAGCTGAACAATTAGGCGAGAGCCCAAATGGGGTCAGAATGATTTTAACTAGAGCGGCAGTATATGTTAAAAAGAACCCCTCAACTGGAGGTTCTACAAGCGGATCTACTGGCGGTGGCAGAGTAAGTAAAGATGCGATGCATCAAGAATTATCAACTGCTATTACAGATGCAGGACAGGAAGCTGATATGGATATTATCAGTAAACTATCAGGCAAGGCAGCACAGTATTTAGCTGGAGTTATTAACGCAGTAAACGGTTAACCCACCTGAAGTACTAGGGGTACAGTAGTATCCCTAGTATTTTTTCATTCAATTTTTATAGCATATTTCTTGAATTATACATACTCGCTAACGTGGTTTCTTATAACTAAACAAAAGGAACTCCTCGTGAAAAGAGACGAATTTATACAAAAAGTAACAGATTGTGGAGACGCAATCATAACCTATCGAAGCACCAACTCACGAAAATTAAAGTACAATGTCTGTACTCTAGATTTCACAACCCCCTACATACAGAAAAAAAGAAACCGAGCCAGACCAACAAAAGACACAGTTCTTTTATGGTGCTGGGATACGGATTCTTATCGTCTATTAAGACCTGCCAATGTAACGGCTATCACCCCACTCTCTAGTATATTGAGGAACACAAGATGGTAGATTTATTTCAAGAACCAGAATTTTATTCCCGTATAATCCATGAGAGCGAAGACGGCTACGAGCAGATACGCTTAGTAGTAAACACGTTCTATGGGAAAGAGTATTTACACTTTCGCAAGTATTATTTAGATTTTGAGGGGGAGTGGCAGGCTACAAAACAAGGAGTCTCTATGCCCTTAGACATGACAAATTCAAGAGAAATGTTTGCTGGTCTAGTAGAATTACTATCTCTTACAGAGAACAAAGCAGAAGTGTATGCACACTTTAAGGACATAATCGAAGATAGTTATTCAGCTTAGGGGTTAATAAATCTTGACTTTTAAATTATTTTCCTTTATAATAGAGGAATAAAATAATTATAAGGAGAAAACATTATGACCAATTTGAATTTGGGAAGACCCCCTCAACCGTCCCCCTGTCACTCAATCGAAATAAAAAAATTTATATGGAAAGAAAAAGAAAGAGGAGGCGGTAAGATAAGTAATATTACCCTATTAAGATATCAGATAGCAGAAAAATATAACGTCGCCCTATCATGGAAGCAGGTAGAGCAGATAGGAGAGTGCTTAAAAAATGAAAATGATATATACAGAACTAAAAGAGGTAGCATACGTACTAAATGGACTGATGATGAAATCAAGTATTCTGCAAAATTATATACAGAACTACCCTCACGAGCTAATTCCGAAGTTTGGAACACCCTTATATCGGAATTAAATGATACTTTCCATAAAGGAGTACCTATACGCAGTAAAAAAGCGGTTGATCAGAAAATGAAAAAGCTTGGTATTAAAAGAACTAATACAACTACTAGTAACCCAATAAAGCAAACTTTTGAATATTATGAAAAAGTACTTTTAGAAGTAGGACTAAAACTAATAAAGTGGGAAAGTGGGATTACAAAATGGAAAATTGAATGCTTAAATTGTGGAGAAATATATACTAAAAATCATATTTATTATAAAAATAATAATACTGCAATAACATCACAAGCTGTTAGCGGTTGCAAATTTTGCCAAGATGATCCAAATGGATATGCAGAAGCATATCTTACAAAAATATTTTGTGAAAAAAGTGGAGCGCACAGTAAGTTTGGCTTAAGTAAGGATCCTTCTAATAGAATAGCTAGCTTTGGTAGGACTCTAACAGATACAACTTGGCCTAACCTAACTAACTCCATAGTTAGAAAAATAGAAGATAAAGTTGCTGAAAAATTTGGGGATTATAAAACATTTCCAGAAGAACTAATAGGAAATGGGCATACTGAATGTTATCATACTTTAGTACATGAACAAATTAGAGAGTATGTATACCAACTACTTCTTGACGCCAAATCGCAGATACTAAGTAAACAGTTCTTGACTTACTAACTAATTGCCTTCATAATATACTTAATGGAAGATTTAACAAAAATATTAGACAACGCGAGTAAAGGTTACTACGCAGGAGTTCCCACCCTATCAGACCAAGAGTTTGACAGGTTAGCAGAAATTGCTATGTATGCCAAAGTTGGGGCTACTGGAGGTAGAGTTTCACACGCCTTTCCAATGTATTCTTTGCAGAAGATTTTCGATGAAGATAAATGTCCCTTCTCTGGAGGGAGTGTCGTTACTACACCAAAGTTAGACGGTTCAGCAGTATCACTACTGTATGTAAACGGATCCCTAATTCAAGCTCTCACACGAGGAGATGGTAAGAGTGGAATTGACATCACAGAGAAGTTTTTAAAATGGGACATCATAAACAAAAATCTGGACATAAGTTCCAAGATTTTTCAAGTTACGGGAGAGGTAGTTGCTCCCAAATCCGTACCCAATTCGAGAAATTATGCCGCAGGTTCTTTGAATCTGAAGGACGTTTCCGAATTTCTCTCCCGCGACTTGTTTTTCATAGCCTACGGGCTTGAACCTTACCTTCATACTCACTGGACAGGTGATATGGGAATATTGAAACGCCACGGCTTTTCTACAGTTTTAGACGAGGATTGGGCACAATTTCCTCAAGATGGTACGGTTTGGCGTCTCGATCATAATAATAAATTTCGGGACTTAGGTTATACAGCACACCACCCTAGAGGTGCGTTCGCACTAAAACAACAAAAGGAAGGTGTTATCACAACTCTCCTAGATGTTGAATGGCAAGTAGGAAAATCAGGAGTGGTCTCACCAGTAGCAATACTAGAGCCTTGCGTTATAGGGGAGGCTACAGTTAGTAGAGCAACCTTACACAACAAAGCTTACATTGATGCCCTTGGACTTTACATTGGTTGTAGAGTTGAGGTTATCAGGTCTGGAGAAATAATCCCTAGAATTGTAGGACTTGCTGAAAAATAAATCTTGACTTTTGGTCTGGATTTTAGTATAATATATAAATGATAAAAAGAGTTAATGAAGAACCAAGCAATTGAAATTCCTGAGACATGCCCATCATGTCAGACAGACCTAGAGTTGATAACAGATCAGCTTTATTGCAACAACCCAAGTTGCCCAGCAAAGAATTCAAAGATTGTCGAAGGATTTGCGAAAACTCTCAGAATCAAAGGTCTCGGGTCAAAGACCATACAAAAACTTGATCTAGAGTGTATAGAAGATATATACTTGTTGACGAAAGAATTTATAGAGGAAAGGCTCGGTTCAGAAAAACTAGCGACAAAGTTAGTAAATGAAATCGAATTAAGCAAGAATGCTAACCTGCAAGAACTGCTACCAGCCTTTGCCATTCCACTTTTCGGATCTACAGCTTCTCAGAAATTATGCAATAAGATTAGTCACATTGATGAACTAACCGAGAAGAGATGTAGTGAAGCGGGGTTAGGTCCAAAAGTTACAACTAATATCTGTAGTTGGTATGAAACAGCATACAAAAACAGATTCTATAATTTACCTTTCACATGGAGAGCCGACATTTTTGAAGGAGTACCAGTAGTCGATATAAACGAAGTCGTTTGTATCTCAGGACGCTTGACTTCTTACAAGACAAAAGCGGAAGCTAAGACAGTGCTAGAACGATATGGTTATCGTGTAAAGGACACATTAACGAAAGATGTAACTATACTAATCAACGAGAGTGGTATAGCCTCAAGTAAGACAAAGTCAGCAGAAACAAAACAAATAAAAATAATAACAAATATAAAACATTTAATTGGAGAATAAAATGGCAGTACCTAAGTGGACAGAAGAACGAACTCAGCAGCTAACTGAATTCGTTGGTGGCGAAAGCCCCGTATCACAAGCAACAGTTGCATCAGCAGCTGACACGCTTGAAACATCTCCTAGATCCGTAAGTTCAAAGTTAAGGAAAATGGGATTCGAGGTCGAACTCGCATCATCAGTTTCTACTAGAACTTTCTCGGAACAGGAAGAAGCA